TTTTTTTGATAGAAAATTCAATCAAACGGGTGGTTACAATGGCACCCCTTCAAGTGGAAAAGGTTTCCCTTTTCTATTTTCATCAGCCAGATGGCTTTAATTGAAAATAAAAAACCACTTGGTTTAGATTGCGACTATACGCAAGGTTGTGTCGGTACTTGCAACGCCAGCAGAAAAGCCGACGAACAAGACAATCGATAGAGTTTTGGTTCCATCAGATGACACGAAGAGAGACTGCGAAAGAGCGAGATTTGTGACAAGGAGGGTCGGATCATTGAACGTTGGAGACGTTGTCTGAAAAACCTCATTCAATTCACTTTGAATTGTGGCGTAATTTATGCCAGGAGCAGTGTCACTTGCAGTCGTGTTGACGTCAATCAGGTAATTTCCCTGAGGAAGGGTTATCAACCCATCAATGACGCTCAAATTCAGTCCATTAACCTTTGCAAAATTGGCAGAGGAAGGTTCTGTGAAATCAAGTCTAGTTGCAGCAAAATTAGGAATTGCAGCCTGAATGTCACGGAAGGTAGAAACTGAATTATTTTGAGGAGCAGCCGTTATGCTCTCAAGAATTGGAATCATGAGTTTGCATGTGTATCTCACACGCAATTCCATCATGTTCGGAAAGTCAGCACCTTGTCCCATTGTAGAAACAAACAGGTTTCCCAAGTCATAAGTCTTTATATCAGACCCACCAGGGAGATTACCTGTCCTGACATAAAAAGAGTCAAGATGGGAATTGAGGATGAATTTGGGAATGCTCATCTGAATCGTTTGATACGGCATTCCATCAGCCATCGGCATGATATCCTCAGCTTCTTGTTTCGAAGCAGGTGGTGCATCAGTAGCATCGGAGTCAAAACTCAAAATCACCTTACCAGAATTGGCATTAGCAGTGAATTGAGTAACCTCTGGCTTGAGGTAAAACTCGCATGCAAGGAACTCATATTTCTCCCATTGCTGAGCTTCAATAGATCCCCAAGGGAACGTCGCTTTTTGGCCGATGTTCACTGGAAACTGATTGACAGCGAAGGCAGGAGTTCCAGCAACTTCACCAATGTATTCATCTTTCTCGATGATCTTGTATTGGAGGTTGCGATTAAAACCGTTCTTCTGAGATGTCCCCAATGGGACATCTGTAATCGTGCGGGTTTGGTTTTGAGTCTTCCCTTTTCTACGATTGCGGTTGCGATTTCTTTTGGGTTTTCCTTTTTGTTGGTGTTTTTGATTAACGACAGTTTGGAGAGCTTGCATCACTTTCTGAGCTTCAGCTTTCCCTTTACCAACAATAATTTTACGGATTTCTTTGTTATATTTGTTCTTTTGAACCATTATTTTTAAACTGAGCTTTCGAAATTCAAGATATCACTCGGTTTTAATATTAAAGGATGACCACACCTCCTCATAGGAGGCATAGTTTTGGTCGAACTCTCTTTCAAGTCCATATTCATCCCTCAGGTTCTTCATTCTTAAAAGAACATCGGCGTGAAATTTCCCGTCGACATGAATACGAAGTAAACCACCAAGACGTTGCATCTCGCTCTCAGGATGCAAAGTTTGGGATTTTTGGACTCTTTTGTCCAAAACACTTCTCATTTTAAGATTGTCAAAGTGTATGTCGGGCTTGAATCTTGTGGAACAAAAGTCCATATCTTCCCAACTGACTGGTTTACCAGCCCACTCAATCTTGGCATAAATTGAACTAAGGTCCAAATCTGAGTAATCAGAACTCATTGCCAGGTCATCTCCGTTAATGACCACCGTGTTATGTTGAAAGAAATCCTTCAAAGGACGCTTATAATTTTCAACAACCATATAAAAACGCCACATGACATTCAAAATGGTGGTGAGATAATCTCCGGATCCTAATCCTCTCGGGACCAGGTAAACATATCCAGCGACATTCATCACTTTAAACACGGAATTTGACACAATGTTGTCGAACATCGACTCCTCTTCAATGGTTAAGGAAAATTTTCTTTTAATTTCCTCGAAGACGGTCTCTATGAACCAGGATGGCACACTCGAATCCTGGGCACTCGTATCTGTACAATATGCAAAACGCCTCTTCGACATTTCTTCATAGTAACATTGTGCACTGCCCTTCTGTGGTGAATCTCCAATTGCAG